ATGGCGTCCAGTTGAACCCGGCACATTCCCGCTGGTTGATGGGGCTGCCGCACGCCTGGGACGTGTCGAGTCCGGGGTGGCAAGAGTGGCAAGCAGCAACCGCGTCGGCAGACTCAAAGGTTACGGTAACGCCATAAACGCGCAGGCAGCTGCGGAATTCATTCGTGCTTACATGGGGATCTAACTATGGCTGGTGAATGGATCAAAATGCGCACCTCGCTAATGACAAGCCCAAAAGTAAACGGCATCGCCAGGCACCTTGAGATGTCCAGAGAGGCATGCAGAACCTTGTCTACCGGGTATAACGGAACGTTATCAGACATCGTAACGCGTAACGTAACGCGTTGCATAACGGTAGCGTCACTGCTTGTTATATGGGGTGCTGCAAACGAGCACACTAAGGACGGAGTATTCCGTAACGCAGACCTTTCTGACATAGACGATATGGTCGGATTGCCCGGTTTCGGAGAGGCTATGGAAGCTGTCGGATGGGCTATTTATGACGAAGATGCAGACTGCGTGATACTGCCAAACTTCATTGAATACAACACAGTAGGAGAGGATCGCAAAAGCTCCTCTGCTGAAAGACAGCGGAGGTACAGAGAAAGAAAAAAGGCGCAACAGAGTGACGTAACGCGTTACGTAACGAGTAACGGTAGAGAAGAGAAGAGAAGAGAAGAGAAGATAAATAAAAACACTCTCTACGCGGAAGAAAAAAATTCATCTGTGGATAACTTTTCTCAACCTTCCGAAACCCCGGATCCGGCGGCAAACAATTTCGTGATGAATAACCGCCCACCATCCGCGGGGGGGATAGGGGCGTTCGGGAAGTTTGTCATGACACCTGACTGGAAACCTGATCCGGACATCCTGAAACAGGCTGCACTGTGGGGAGTATCTCTGGATAGCGAAATAACGCAGCAGGAGCTTGCTCAGTTCGTTTCTTACTGGTTAGCCGAGGGTAAGGCATACCATCACACGCAATGGCAGCAGAAGCTCGTACAGAGCGTTAAAACGGTACGCACAAAATCAGCCAGGCCGGAGCGTCGTGACATCATGGCGATGTCAGAGCCAGATACGGAGATCCCCCCAGGCTTCAGGGGCTGACTTAACCGGCTGTAATAACGTGACAGATACAGCGCATAAGCGCATTTTTTTACTTGCAAATTGTTACCTGTAGGGTAATTATTACCAAAGGAGTAAATCATGCCGATGGTTGTCGGGATTGACCCCGGATGCAGTGGGGCGCTGGTACTGATTGGCAGCATGGGCGGTTACATCGACCACCTGAACATGCCAACGATCAAGGTCGGTACGAAGTCCAGAGTGAACGGCGCAGCTGTGGCCGCCTGGCTCAGGCAGTACGACGTATGTCATGCGTATCTGGAACAGGTCGGCGCGATGCCGGGACAGGGTACGGCCAGCATGTTCTCGTTCGGGCATGCAGCTGGCGTTGTGGAGGGAATTCTACAGGGGCTGAACATCCCCTACACGCTGGTAACGCCGCAGGCCTGGAAGAAGTCAGCCGGGCTTATCGGCAGCGACAAGGACGCAGCACGCAGTCGGGCAATCCAGCTTTTCCCTGAACTCAGGGCACTGGATGCGAAAGCAAAAGGTCAGGCAATCGCCGATGCACTCCTGATCGCCCGGCATGGGATCGGGCTGAAATAGCGATTACGAACGACGGTTTACAAATCAAAAATTTAAATTTTGTAATGGGAGTAATTATGCACAGTGATAACAATGAGTTAGTGAAGGCGGGGCATGATTTGGCGGCAGATCTTGATGCTTCATGCGGCGCGGTAAACCTGCGTGAAGTAGCTCAGGTGATCACTGCCCTGGCTACGCAGCTGGATGTGACTGCCGCGGCAGTGCGAGCAATGCAGGCAGAGCGCGATCAGCTGGCTGCTGAGTGTGCGGCGCTGAAGTCGGAGCGAGAACAAATTGCTGAAATTGGTGAGTTAATTCGAACTCAGGATAATCGGATAACTGATCAACCATTTTTCGCAGTTATGACTAAGCGAGAAATGATCTCTTCCGAAGACCATGACTATGACCGCATATGCTGGGTTGAAAACCAAAGCGGTGATTATGTTGAAGCTACTGAAACGCAGCATCGCCGACTGGAAGCAATTTATCAGGGTCGTTATGAGGTCAGGGAAGGCTGGGATAGGTTCGCCATGAAGGAAATCGACGTGTTTGTTACTGGCTGCTTCACAGAGCACGGGTGTAAAGAATATATCCGCCAGAATGGACATAACCTCAATAAGCCATTCATCTATGCGTTCGGTAGCTACCGCAACCATGAATATCAGAAGGTGCGTAAGTTCATCATGGGGATTCCGCAAACCCCCGCTACGGATCGCTTCCTCGCCGAGCAGCGGGCGCAAGAGTGGACCGAAGGGAGTGAGCCGAAAGAATTCGGGCGTTATTGGGTTCGCTACGAGACGGATGTTGGGCCTCAATATTGCTCCGCACGGTGGATGGAATACAACTTCTGCGCATCCAGCGACACCAACATTCACAAAATCTGGCTGGCTGACCATTCTCGTTCAGTTAACAGCCTGAAAGGCGTGACGCATTACACAAAACTTCCCGAGGTACTGGAAGCCGCCCAGCTGCGCAACGAGGTGAAGGTATGAGCCGTCATTCGAACACAACAGCGCGCCTCGAAAAGAAGGTTTCAAAAACCTGTAAAGAGCTGCTGCTGGCGTTATTCCCCAGCCTAAGAGGCAATGAGTTTTCTATCGAGAGCGACAGCTTTCAATCGTATCGCGGCAGTGTTTGGCACGATCAGCACGTCGTCTGGTTCGGTCCTGATTACTACGGCGAGAGCGACTATCAGGACTGCGAATGGCTACTTTACTCCTGGCTCATCGACAACACGACGGACTGGGAAGGAATGTCAAAAGCGGAGGAAGAAAACGACTGGCAGGAAGGAACCAACCTTGAGTCGTTTTACTCGCCCTGGCGCGGCGCTTCCCGCGCTGAAATTATCAGTCACTGCCGTGACCTTGTGAAGGCTGGCGTAACACTGGAGAGGATGCGCTGATATGAACAACGACATCACCGAACTGACGGCGAAGCTGAAAGCGGCGGCGCAGGAAGAAATCATGTGTCGAGAAGTCTGCGACACCTCCGACTTATGGCAGGACGAAGCCAGCCCTGAGAACGTGCTGGTGCTGACAGAGGCGCTGGAAGCCGCAGAAAAGCGCATCGCTCAGCTGGAAAGCGCCCATAAATTCAGGAAGGCATGGAAGCAGCTGGCAATCAAAAGCATCTCTGAGCGCGAAAAGGATATTGCTGAGCTGACAGAGGCCCGCCAGCGCATCGCAGAGCTTGAGGCCAGAACGCTCACCGTGAAGCTGCCAGGGGCATGGTGTGAGCCTGGTAATCGCTGGATACAGGAAGCGGATACTATCGCCGCGATTAAAGCTGCCTGCGCCGCAGCTGGCATCAAATTGAAGATAAAGGGGGAGTGAGCATGGCTAAATTTACAGACGTACACGACTTGTTAACTGCCTACCAGAAACAGTCGAGAAAAATACCAGCAAAAGGCGTTTATGCATCCAGACAGCGACAGCAGGAAGTGCAGACGGCACACACCAGAAAGGTAATGCGTCAGCGTAAACGCTCTGTTGGGAAGTCTAATAAATTGGGATTCCGTCGTCGGGCAGAAACTACGGCGGCGCTGATTTGCGAAATGAATTTTTGGGCATTGGTATGTCGTTCTAATCGTCAGCAGATGAATAAGGAATAAGCCATGACACAACTGAGCAGAGAAAGAATCGAGCAGTACATCAGCGATCCGCTTGAATACGGACTTACCCGTAGCGAGCAAATGGAAATGGCGCGACGCCTGCTGGCTGCCGAAGCGCAGGAGCCGGTGGCTTACGCCTGGGTCAATGCAAATGGCAAAAAGCACCTTACTCGATGTGAGCCAGAAAAATGGCGCTGTGCGGTGATTGTTACGCCCCTCTATGCCGCCCCGCAGCCCGCCGCGGTGCCTGATGCTATCCACTCCCAAGGTGAATCATCAGCACAAAATGATTATTACGCGCTTGGCTGGAACGCCTGCCGCGCCTCCATGCTTCAGGGTAAATCCGAGCCTGTAAGTCAGCCTTACACGTTGCCTCAGTGGATTCCGTGCAGCGAGCGGATGCCACCAGAAGCGACGATGGTTTTAGGCCGCTGTGATAACGATTATGACTTCGTTAATTTGCTTGGAGGTCATCTGAAAATTTTCTGCATGGGAGAGTGGAGGATTCTACCCGGCGCAGTAGTAACACACTGGATGCCACTCCCCGCCGCCCCACAGGAGCCAACCAAATGACCTCACTACTCTACGCTGTTGGATTCTTCGCTGTGCTCGGGCTGGCATGGAAAAATGGCGAGGTAGTGTGATGCCTAACCCCATCCTCAAAATCATCTCCGCGTTTCTGGCGGCTGATGCTATCCGTGAGGTCTTCCCATGGTGAGCAAACTAAAACAGCGGCGCTTGCGCCGCCTCAAGGCTGATATTGCATGGTGGCGCGCAGAGGCCGAGGACTGGAAACAGGTTGCGATGGAGCACGCCGCCACCATCGATATGCAGCGCAGCCAGGTGATCCGCGTGCCGATGCCGGTAATCGTTCCGGCGGAAGCTCTTAACGCGATAGGGGTGCATGGCGCTCTTGCAATCGGGCTTGATCGCTACGGCGATGCAATGCTGAAACTGGCGAAGAAGGAGAATGGGGATGTCTAAATGCGACGCTTTGCTTTACTCCATGGTAATTGGTTTTGGTATTTCTGCTGGCATCAGGGTTTACATAGCCTGGGAGTCATTAATAAATCTGGTATGGAGCGCTATCCGTGGCTAAATCCGCAGCAGAACGCAAAGCAGCTCAACGCGCCCGGCAGAACGCAGCCGGTGAACGCAAACTTGAACTGGTGCTCGATGAGCAGGAACTGGCGATGGTGGAGCAGAATTGCGCCGCCCGACGCCCGGGGCGAGAGCCGTATGATTTGGGCGAGTACATCGCATTGCTGATACGCCAGGATAACGCGCGCATGGCGGCCCGTATCAAATCCATCAGCGCCCGGCAATGTGGTAAGTGCGGCGATAAACTGCCGGTGGCATCATGCCCCTGCCAGGGTGATTCGCAGTGCTGGGTGACGAACGGCTGGCATGAGACAAAATTGATGGTGTGACATGTCACGATATGCCGAGATAATTTGCACTGGCCGCCGACTATGGCGGCTTTGTTTTGCGTGTTAGAATTACCATCAAGGTAACAGTTACCATTGAGGTTATTATGGCGCGCAGACCGTCGACAGAATACAAGCCCATCACCGACATGATGGAGCGCTATTGCCAGGAATATGTGCAGACGCCTGACAATCAGGCAGAGGCAGCCAGCCGTGCCGGATACGGCGCGCCGGACAATGCAGCCAGTCGCATGATGAAGGATCCGCGTGTGCAGAAGCGCATCGCTGAGCTGATGGAAGAACGCAACCGCCGGATGCGAATCAGCGCTGATTACGTCCTGCAACGGCTGGTGGAGATTGACCAGATGGACGTGATCGACATCCTGGACGATGAAGGCGGCCTGAAGCCGGTCAGCCATTGGCCCAAAGTCTGGCGCACGTCGATCAGCGCGCTGGACATTAACCGTATTCGAATGGCAATGAAGGGTGACGGCGACGACGATATTGAATCCACGCTGCAAAAAGTGAAGTGGCCCGACAAAGTTAAGAACCTTGAGCTGATCGGCAAACACGTCGACGTTAACGCATTCAAAGAGCGCGTAGAGGTGTCCGGTACCGTGACCATCGCCGACCGCATGGCTAAGGCCCGTCAGCGCCTTCATGAGCAGGGTGACAGCGATGAGTGAGCTTGATGTTCAACTGATCGACGACATCGCCGGATTCACGCATGACCCGCTGGCCTATGCCCTGTATGCATTCCCCTGGGGCGAGGACGGCAGCGAACTGGCACACGCCAAAGGCCCACGCAAATGGCAGGCCGACGCATTCCGCGAGATACGTGATCACCTCCAGAACCCAAAGACACGTCACCAGCCGCTGATGCTGGCGCGCGCGTCCGGCCACGGTATCGGTAAGTCGGCGTTTATCTCGATGCTGATCAACTGGGGCATGGCTACCTGTGAGGACTGCAAGGTGGTGGTGACAGCCAACACCGAGAACCAGCTGCGCACGAAGACCTGGCCGGAAATCATCAAATGGTCGAATCTGGCAATCACTAAGCCATGGTTCACCACGACCGCCACAGCGATGTACAGCAACGATCCGGGGCACGACAAGCGCTGGCGCGCTGACGCTATTCCGTGGTCTGAGCACAATACCGAAGCATTCGCAGGTCTGCACAACGAGCGCAAACGCATAATCGTCGTGTTCGATGAGGCATCCAACATCGCGGATCTGGTGTGGGAGGTTGCAGAGGGTGCGCTGACGGATGAGGACACGGAGATTATCTGGGTAGCGTTCGGGAACCCGACGCGAAACACCGGGCGTTTCCGTGAGTGTTTCCGGAAATACCGGCACCGCTGGAGGACGGCACAGATCGACAGTCGCACAGTGGAAGGTACGAACAAAGAGCAGCTGCAAAAGTGGGTGGACGACTACGGCGAGGACAGCGACTTCGTGAAGGTGCGTGTCCGTGGGATATTCCCTGACGCCTCAGAGACACAGTTTATTCCTACCGGCCTGACCGATGCCGCACTTGAAAGGGTGGTGACCGAAGCGCAGGTGGCGCATGCACCGGTGATTATCGGCGTGGATCCGGCTTACTCAGGCGCTGACGATGCCGTGATATACCTGAGGCAGGGGCTGCACGCAAAACTGCTCTGGCGCGGGAATAAGACCACTGACGACCTGATTATGGCGAAGCGCATCGCCGACTATGAAGACCAGTACAAGGCAGACGCCGTGTTTATCGACTTCGGCTATGGCACCGGGCTGAAATCCATTGGCGATGGGTGGGGACGCAGCTGGGTGCTTGTGCCGTTCGGCGGTGGCTCAACCGATCCGCAGATGGCTAACAAGCGCGGCGAGATGTACAACAACGCGAAGACCTGGCTGAAAATGGGTGGGGCGCTGGATGAGCGCGAGACGGCAGAGGATTTATCGGCGGCTGAGTACCGGGTGCGCGTGGACGGGCGCATAGTGCTGGAGGAAAAAGGGCTGATTAAAGACCGGATCGGGCGCTCGCCTGGTTGCGGTGATGCCTTCGTACTGACGTTTGCTTTTCCTGTGACCAAGCGCGTGCAACATCCAGGTCAGCAGCAGGGCCGCACGCTGTCAGAGTACGACCCGTATGCATGAGGACTTATTTATTGCGCATGATGCGCTCTCTCACTTCCGCATAAATAAATATGGATATCATTGCCACATCAGCGAATATCGTAAGTGGCTGCGGTTTTAACCATCCAACTGCCATTGATATCAGGGATACGATGCTAAGGACAAATGCAAATCTGATAAGGTTTTCTTTCATTTCTTTAGAGACTAATAGAGGTTTCAGCCATCGTAATAACATAGCAGATTTATGTAAAGAAAAGCCCGCTCATCGGCGGGCTGATTGTGACATGTCACGGCGTTACATCAAATCTGTCCACTCAACCCACTTACCCGTCCTGCGCTTAACTTCTTCACGCTTGAGAAAAAGCAATTCTCTGCAACGCTCGCAGCCGTCAAATTCGTCTGAATTTTTCTTGAAGCGTGCGCCGCGGCGGTATGTATATGTACCGCAAACACAACGAGCGACGTATCTTGCTCCAGCTTTACCACCGCCCTGATGTTCAGCAAGGCCAATGATCGTTAACCGTCCGCGCTTTCGCCCGATCATTGATTCTACTTCACGTCGGTGCTGTGGGTTTTTGATGTTATGAACTGGAAATGCCGGAAGCGGAAGCTCACTATCTCCAGTCTGAATGACTTTGTTTGGTGTCCAGTCTACGCCTTTGCCCACTACCCTTGCAGCCACCCGATCAACAGGCAGCCTTTTCATGTCGAACAGGTCTTTGCTCATTATTTTCACCTTAAAAAAATGCCCGGCGAACCGGGCGAATAATCAACGGGAGGTGCCTTCCGTGGCAGTGGGTTTACAGCACAACGTCATCGCAATGGCGCTCTGATGTAAAAAGGGCGGTGGTCAGTAAGGACTATCACAACTGCCACCGCCAAGACTTCACAGCTACCGAGTTATCACGGTCCTGAGGCGTGATTGGGTTGTGCCAGAGAGTTCGCCAACTCTCTTATTACGCAATTCATGATTGAAAGAGGCCGTAGGGTCATGAGCCGCGGCGTTTCTTCTCACTGCATGCGTAAAATGTCATCGCAGCCTGATGGTAATTTCTGGTGGTGAGCCTCCACTACCGGGCCGCTTTGCATTAACACAACAGTAAGAGCACTGGCAGGCCGCCTCCCTACATCTTTACGGTTCGGGTTTCCTGCATATAACGTCACGGTCTTCGGCGAAATTTCCGTGGTCAACACTCTTACTGTTGCGAGTTGTGGTGGTGGTGCCTCCACCTGCCGGATCGGCTGAGTCCGGCGACGTTACACTATCAAGAGCGCATTCATTTAAAAGTTGAATGGTTTAGCCTCGTCACGTGCGCATAGCCGCAATTGCCACAACGGAAAGAGCACTGAACCTATGGCTGGTGGGTTTCTCACTGGCTGATCAATTCCAGCGCGCCTTGCGGCCTCATCAGTCAAGCGGAATCGAACCGCTCAATGCTCTTACCTGTTGTGCCCTCGTCTCTTCCGAGGTGTCACACCGTACTGCCGCGATGGTGAGTCGCCCTATGGTTGTCATGCAAACCTGGCTTGCACATTCCGGCTACCCGGTCAGGGATGTAGCATAAGGGAACCTGACCGGACCGCTGCGGCGCATGTGCCATACACCGTAAAGCCTCACTTCACCGGCGCGCTTCCCCGTTTGCATTAACGACAAGACTCAAGAGTCATGTTACGAAGTGCGCCGATCACACCGTTTTACGCCAACAAGTGTTACCTAGAAGGTAATAATTTACAGAGAATATGTCAACTCCCTACGTGAAATAATTCTTATGTGGTTAAATAGGTAATAATTTAATCATGTTTGGAGTATCGCCATGTGCATGGGTAGCTCGCCGTCAGTGCCGTCAGCACCAGAAGTTCAGGCCGCGCCGCAGGAACAGGACGCAGCCGTTATTGATGCGCGCGATGAAGAAACTCGCCGCCGCCGGGCTGCTGCCGGGCGCAACTCTACGCTGCTGACTGGTGCGCAGGGCGACACCAACGCAGCCAATACCAGCGGCAAAACGCTTCTCGGTCAGTAAGGGCGGATCATGACGACGGAAACCACCAAAGAGCGCTTGATGAAACAGTTTGCACAACTGGATTCAGACCGCTCGTCTTTCGAACCGCACTGGCGGGATCTGTCTGATTTCATCAACCCGCGCGGCAGCCGCTTCCTGGCTTCTGATGTGAACCGCAACGAGCGCCGCAATACCAAAATTGTCGACCCGTCGGCAACGATGGCTAACCGCACCCTGGCCAGCGGCATGATGTCCGGCATCACCTCACCGGCGCGCCCATGGTTCAAGCTGGCAACGCCGGATCCGGAAATGATGGACTACGGCCCGGTGAAGGTCTGGCTGGAAACCGTGCAGAAGCGCATGAATGACATGTTCAATAAGTCGAACCTGTACCAGTCACTGCCGCTGCTGTACTCCAGCCTCGGCACATACAGCACCGGCGCGATGGCTGTACTGGAAGACGACGAAGACATTATCCGCACGCAGATGTTTCCGATTGGCAGTTACCACCTAGCTAACAGCCCACGTGGAAGCGTCGACACCTGTTTCCGCAAATTCTCCATGACCGTGCGCCAGCTGGTGATGGAGTTCGGCATTGATAAGGTCAGCACCTCCGTTAAAGGCATGTGGGAATCCGGCATGTACGAGAAGTGGATCGAGGTGATGCACGCCGTCTACCCGAACACTAACCGCGATACCGGAAAGCTGGATGCGAAGAATAAGCCGTACAAATCGGTTTACTTCGAGGTGGGCGGCGACAACGACAAGTTGCTGCGTGAATCCGGTTACGACGAATTCCCGATCATGGCCCCGCGCTGGGAAGTGAACGGCGAAGATGTCTACGGCTCATCCTGCCCTGGCATGATTGCCCTCGGTCAGGTTAAAGCCCTGCAACTGGAACAGCGCCGCAAGTCGCAGATGATCGACAAGCAGACTAACCCGCCGATGGTTGGCCCGTCCTCACTCAAAAACCAGCGCGTTTCCCTGCTGCCAGGCGACATCACCTACATCGACCAGATGACCGGTCAGGACGGATTCAAGCCTGCCTACCTGGTCAACCCGGACATGAACGGCCTGCTGGCTGACATTCAGGACACGCGCCAGATCATCGACCGCGCCTACTTTGTCGACCTGTTCATGATGCTCCAGAACATTAATACCCGCTCTATGTCGGTGGAAGCGGTGATCGAGATGAAGGAAGAAAAACTCCTGATGCTCGGCCCGGTACTGGAGCGCCTGAACGATGAGGCCCTGAATCCGCTGATCGACCGCGCATTCGCCATGATGGTGCGCAAGAACATGCTGCCGCCCGCGCCGGACGTTATGCAGGGTATGCCGCTGCGCGTGGAATACATTTCGGTTATGGCGCAGGCGCAGAAATCCATCGGCCTGTCCTCCCTTTCTCAGTCGGTTGGCTTCATCGGTCAACTGGCGCAGTTCAAACCAGAAGCGCTCGACAAGCTCAACGTGGATCAGGCCATCGACTCATTCGCTGAAATGTCCGGCGTATCCGCGACCGTCGTACTGCCGCAGGAGCAGGTCGATCAGATCCGCAAAGACCGCGCTCAGCAGCAGCAACAGCAGCAGGCAATGCAGATGGGCATGGCGGCAGCGCAGGGCGCTAAAACGCTCAGCGAGGCGCAGACCTCAGAGCCTAGCGCTCTGACGGCCCTCACCAAAGCAGCGGGAGGCGCGCAGCAATGACCGACGCATGGGATGACGAACAGCCAACAGCGGATCAGCAGAAGCGCCAGCGCGAGCTGGCAGAGCGTGACGCCGAGGACATTCGCCAGGTCATGAGCACTGAGTCAGGTCGCAGGGTCATCTGGTCTGTGCTTGAGCAGGGAAAAGTTTTTGCTTCCACGTTCGCCGTGGATCCGTGCGTAACAGCATTCAACGAGGGGCAACGCAATCTGGCACTGGCTTTGTTCAGCCGCGTCATGACCGCCTGCCCGGAACAGTATCTGAAGATGGCCGACGAAGCCAAAAACAGGAGTGAGCAATGAATTTATTTGATCGTCTGCTAAATCGCCGCCTCTGCAATGAGCAGTCCACGGAGGGCGGTCAGGCCGATACAGCGGCCACCGGCACCACCGAAACCACCCAGGATGCAGGTGCGACTGATCAGCAACAGGCTCAGCAGCAAACTCAGGCTCAGGAGGAAACCCAGAGCACTGAGACGCAGAAAACCGAAGCTGAAATTGCTGCTGAAAAAGAAGCAGCTGAGAAGGCTGAAAAAGACAAAAAGACCGAAGGCGCGCCTGAAAAGTACGAATTCAAGCCAGCCGAAGGTCAGGAACTGGACAGCGCCGCGCTGGAGCAGTTCGAGCCTATCGCGCGTGAGCTGAACCTCAGCAACGAGCAGGCGCAGAAGATGGTCGACCTATACGGCACCAAGATCCTCCCGATGGTGCAGCAGCAACAGGCGGAAGCCTGGCAGAAGACCACTGAGCAATGGGCTGCCGATGTTAAGGCCGACAAAGAGATCGGCGGTGCCAATCTGACCAGCAACATCAGTGTGGCCCAGCGAGCGCTCGATACGTTCGGTTCGCCTGAACTCAAAGAATATTTAACCGCCTCAGGCCTGGGTAATCACCCGGAACTGGTTAAGGCGTTCGTGAAAGTCGGTAAGGCCATGTCAGAAGACGGCATGGTCACCGGGAAAGAAGCCGGTCAGCGTTCTGCTGCCGAAGTGCTTTATGGCAACTAAGAGAGGAAACAACCATGGCTGTTAAAGGCTTAACTGCGCTGACGCTGGCTGACTGGGGTAAGCGCGTAGATCCAGACGGGAAGGTCGATAAGATTATCGAACTGCTCGGCCAGACCAACCCGATTCTGGACGATATGCCGTTTGTGGAAAGTAACTCACCGACGGGACATCGTACGACCATCCGCACCGGCCTGCCGGATGCTTACTGGCGCATGATTAACTCCGGCGTGCCGAAAGGCAAATCAACCACGGTACAGATCACCGATACCATGGGCATGCTCGAAACCTACGCCGAGATTGATAAATCGCTGGCCGATCTCAACGGTAACACCAGTGAATTCCGCATGTCGGAAGACCGCGCCTTCCTGCAAGGCATGAACCAGCGTATGGCTCAAACGCTGTTCTACGGTGACACCAGCGTCAACCCGCAGCAGTTTATGGGGCTGGCGCCGCGCTACTCCAGCAAATCCGCCGGTAACGGTCAGAACATTATCGACGCTGGCGGCACTGGCACCGATAACACCTCGATCTGGCTGGTGGTATGGGGTGAGAACACCGTGCACGGCATCTTCCCGAAAGGCCAGAAAGCCGGGCTTCAGATGGAAAACAAAGGTCAGCAGACGCTGCAAGATGCTAACGGCAACCCTTATGAAGGCTACCGTACCCATTACAAGTGGGACGCTGGCCTGACTCTGCGTGACTGGCGCTATGTCGTTCGCATCGCAAACGTCGATGTGAGCGATCTGAGTAATCCAAACTCGGCAGCTAACATCGTGAAACTGATGATTTCCGCTCTGCATCGCATCCCGAACCGTGGCATGGGCAAACCGGTCTTCTACATGAACCGCACGATTGCCCAGGCGCTGGACACCCAGTCTCTGGATAAAGCCTCTCTGGCGCTGAGCGTCAAAGAGACTGAAGGCCAGTTCTGGACCAGCTTCCGTGGTGTGCCGATCCGTGAAACTGACGCGATTCTGGAAACCGAATCCCGCGTTGTGTAACGCCTGTTATTAACCAATGGGCCGAAAGGCCCATGTATGGAGAAAGAAAGATGATCCTCGACAAACTGTTGATGTTCTCCGAGAAGCAGGCGGTTACAGCTACTGCTGCCTCGACTGATGTAATTGACCTGGGACCGATTGACGGCACTGTCCGCGACATCGGCGTAGGCGAGCCGCTGGAATGGATCGTGAACGCTGATACCACAGCCACCGCCGCAGGTGCCGCAACGGTCAACGTCAACCTGCAAACCAGCCCGGATAACTCCACCTGGACGACCATTGCAAGCTCTGGCGATCTGGCGCTGGCTGCGCTGACTGCCGGTAAGCGTATCGTCTCGCAGAAAGTGCCCCAGGGCGTTCAGCGTTATCTGCGCCTGAACTATACGGTCAGCACTGGCCCGCTCACCGCCGGTTCTTTCACCTCCGGCATCCTCCTGGATGTGGATGGTAACAACCGTTACTACCCAACCCGCTCACGCATCACTGGTTAAGGAGCTGTAAATGTCACAGGAAAAAGCAACCTACCGCATTCTGCGACTTTCTTTTATCGGCAACCAGCTGCTGGAAGAAGGTGCGGAAGTGCAATACGACGGCGAGCCGGGCAGCAACCTTGAGCCGTTGAACGACGCGGCGAAGGCGGCGAAGAAGAAGGCTGATCAGAAGCGCGGTAAATCTGTTGCAGACGATGTTCCCGCGCCGGTGGCGTCAGTGACTAAACCTGCTGATGCTGACGATAATCTGGCTGATCTCCAGCAGCAGTATGAGGAACTGTTCGACAAAAAACCTCATCACGCTGCGACCGCCGATACGCTCCGCGAGAAAATCGCAGATAAGCGGAAAGAACTGGGCATCTGAGCCTCGGGAACTAAACAGGGGGCTTCGGCCCCCTTCTTGTAGGAGCGCATTATGGAACTGGTAAACCTCAAAACCGGCACCGACAGCTATCAGGACGAAGACGGCGTGACTAAAACCCGCGACGATTACCCTTGGGGCCTGTGCATTGAGCTGAACAACGACACGCTGAAAAAACTGAACGCTTCTCCACAGGCGGTTGGCTCAGAAGTGATGATCACCGCGAAGGCCACCATCCGATCTGTGTCGTCGCGTGAAAGCGAGGAAGGCGTTAACCACAATGCCAGCCTTCAGATCACCGACATGGCTATCGGCCCGGTATCCGGTGAGCAGCCGAAATCAGCAGCGCAAACACTGTACGGTGAAGGGGACGAATAATGGCATCCGTCATCGAGATTTGTAACCGTGCGCTGAGTAACATCGGCAACAGCCGCAGCATCAACAGCCTGACCGAGGCCAGCAAAGAAGCCGGGGAATGCGCTCTGCATTTCTACGCCTGCCGCGATGCAGTGCTGGCCGACGCTGAATGGAACTTTGCGACCAAGCGTCTTGCCCTGGCAGATACCGGCACACCGCCGCCGGACTGGGCGTATGCCTACCAGTACCCGACTGACTGTCTGCGGATCGTTGAAATTATGGTGCCGGGAGTGCGCAACCCGACCGCTGCCATGCGTGTGCAGTATGAGGTTGGATCGAACACCGACGGCACCGGGCGACTGATTTACACGGATCAGCAGGAAGCCTGGCTGCGTTACATCTCTCGCGTGACTGATGTGAACATGTTTGACCCAATCTTTATGGAGGCGCTGGCGTGGCGTCTGGCTGCCGCTATCAACATGGCGATCACCGGTGACGCCAATCTTGGACAGTTCGCCCTGAGCATGTACGGACGCACAATTCTGAGCGCCGGATCGCACAGTATGAACGAGTCGCAGGAGCCGCAGGCACCGGACAGCGAATTCACCGCAGCGAGGTTGTCATAATGGGCTTCAGTTGGATCCAACCCAGCTTTGCCGGTGGTGAGATTGGCCCATCGCTGTACGGGCGCATCGACATGGCGAAGTATTCCGTTGCGCTGCGGAAGTGTGACAATTTTATCGTGCGTCAGTATGGCGGCGTAGAAAACCGGCCCGGTACGCGCTTTGTGGGTAAGGCGAAATTCACCGATCGTAAATGCCGGTTAATCCCGTTTCAGTTTTCTACTGTACAGACCTATGCGCTGGAGTTAGGTCATTATTATCTGAGGGTCATCAAAGACGGTGCGTACGTACTCAACAGCAGCAACGAGATTTACGAGCTGCCGATGCCGTACACCGAAGATGACCTGGCGCGCATCAAATTCACGCAGAGTGCTGATGTCCTGACGCTGGTTCACCCGGCTTATTCCCCGAAAGAGTTGCGCCGCTACGCACATGACAACTGGCAGATCGCCGATGTTGTTACGACCAATGGGCCCTTCGAAGATAACAACGTCAACGAGGGCATAACCGTGTACGCCAGCGCCACCACCGGCACTATTACGCTCACTGCCAGCTCGGCTATTTTTGGTACTGAGCAGGTCGGAAAGTTGTTCTATCTTGAGCAGCCGGCCATTGATGCGGTGCCTGTGTGGGAAACCAGCAAAGACACGGCGATTAACGACATTCGCCGGGCTGACAGCAACTACTACCGCGCCAATACCGCAGGCAAGACCGGCACGCTGCGTCCGTCGCACACTGAAGGCATGGCTTACGATGGCTGGGGCGGCACCGGCGATGATGATACCGGGATCCAGTGGGAGTACCTTCATAGCGGCTTCGGCATCGTACGCATTACTGCGGTCGGTGGCGGCGGAACTACAGCGACGGCCACAGTCATTTCACGCATCCCGGAAAACGTAGTCGGCAGCACAAAGGCCAGCTATAAGTGGGCGCGCTACGCCTGGAACAGTGTTAATGGCTACCCTGGCACCGTTGTCTATTATCAGCAACGACTTTATTTCGCAGCCTCTACGGCGTACCCGCAAACTATCTGGGCCAGCCGGGTAGGTGACTACAAAGACTTTGGAAAGAATAACCCGACTCAGGACGATGACCGGATTATCTACACCTATGCCGGGCGGCAGGTTAATGAGATCCGCCACCTTATCGACGTCGGTTCGCTGGTGGTTCTCACCTCCGGCGGCGAATTTGTTGTGACCGGTGACCAAAATAAGGTGCTCACTCCGAGCGCGTTCTCTCTCAGCTCTCAGGGTTCAAACGGATCCAGCAACGTGCCGCCAATCGCCGTTGCCAACATTGCACTGTTCGTGCAGGAGAAAGGCAGCGTGATCCGCGATCTGGCCTACTCGTTTGATGTCGACGGGTTCCAGGGAAACGACCTGACCATTCTCGCAAATCACCTTTTCCAGAAGCGCCGTATTGTCGACTGGTGTTTCTGCATCGTCCCGTACTCAACGGCATTCTGCATTCGCGATGACGGCAAGCTGCTGTGCATGACCTATCTGCGCGATCAGCAGGTTTTCGCCTGGGCGCCGCAGTCCAGTAGCGGCAAATACGAAAGCACCTGCTCTATCAGCGAGGGAAATGAGGACGCGGTGTATTTTGTCGTTAACCGGACAGTCGGTGGGCAGACGGTTCGCTATATCGAGCGCCTTGCCAGTCGCCTGTTTACTGACGATCAGGATGCCTTCTTTGTCGATTCCGGCCTGAGTTATGACGGCAGGAATCAGAGTGCAGCACGCGCGGTAACTATTACGGGCGGCAGTGGCAGCTGGAGCTATCAGCAGCAGTACACGCTAACCATCACTGGCGGTGCCTACTTCACCAGTGGCGATGTCGGTGCACAGATACAACTGCCATACCCCGGTACGGATCCAGATACACGTGAGGCTGTTGCGATGGAGCTGCGTTGCGACATCACGGCGGTAAACAGCGGCACAGCCGTTGTGGTGTCAGTTAATCGCGATGTTCCCCCAGTCCTCCGCAATGCTGCAACAACCAACTGGCAGATGGCGCGCCAGACGTTTGCTGGCTTGTCTCATCTTGAAGGCCAGACTGTCAACATCTTGTCAGATGGCAACGTTGAGCCTCAGAAAGTGGTATCTGCCGGCGCTGTTACGCTCGAATCGCCTGGCGCTGTAGTCCACATCGGCCTGCCGATAACCGCCGAGTTTGAGACGCTGGACATCAACATTAACGGGCAGGAAACGCTGCTTGATAAAAAGCAGCTCATCCCATCAGTAACGCTCGTTGTAAACGCCAGCCGCGGCATCTTTGCCACGACGCCGGGCGGTAAATGGTACGAATACCCTCAGCGCGAATTTGAGTTTTACGACGATCCGGTAAACGACGCCACCGGCAAAGTAGAGGTGAAACTCGACAGCAACTGGGACACAAACGGTCGAGTAAAAATAAGACAGACTGACCCGCTGCCGCTTTCTGTGCTGGCGGTGATCCCGCGACTGACGGTGGGAGGTAAATGATGGTCAAAATTGAGGTTATCCCGGCCACCACTGACCATATCGAGGCGCTGATCCCAATGGTCAGGCAGGCTGATCTGGATGAATTCGCGGCCATAAACGGATGGGATGCGCGCCGGGTGCTGGAGACTGGCCTGCGCACGTCCACGTTTACCGTTGCAGGGCTGGCAGACGGGCGCGTAGTCACCGTGTTTGGCGTTGCTCCTGCCTCCATGTTGGGCGGCGCTGGCATACCCTGGCTGGTGGCGACTGATGAGCTGGAAAAACACCAGTTTGCCTTCCTCCGCAGGTGCCGGAACGGCGTCAATGCAATGCTGGACGTTTACCCTTATCTTGAAAACTACGTTGACGAGCGCAACCACGTCGCCAAGGCGTGGCTGCACTGGCTTGGTTTTACGATTGAGAAGGCCGCGCCGATTGGCATCGCTGGCCTGAATTTTCACCGCTTCCATCAGGAGAGAAAATAATGTGCGGACCAGTAGCGGTAGGCGTGGCAGTGCTTGCGGCATCTGCCATGCAGGCTTATAGCCAGCATCAGCAGGGCAAGTATCAGTCTGCGGTTGCTGAGCAGAATGCGGACATTGCCGAAGGGCAGGCACAGGATGCTGTTAACCGCGGGAACATCGCCGCGGATCAGCGCCGTCGTGAGATGCGCCAAAGAGCTGGCTCAGCAAATGCAGCGATGGGCGCAGCCGGTACTGATCTCAGCAGCGGATCGGCGCTGGACGTATTCAGTGATAACGCGATGTTTGGTGAGCTGGATGCGCTGACAACCGTGAATAATGCGCAGCGCGAGGCTTACGGCTATCAGGTGCAGGGCGTGAACGCCACAGCACAGGGACGCGCCGCTAAGAGTGCGGCAAACGCGGCGGTTACGCAGACCCTGCTCACTGCGCCCCTGAAAGCATACGGCGCTTACCAGATGGGCGGCGGTACGTGGAATCCGTTCACGCAGAGCGCAGCGCCAATTTCTGCCGCAGTCGGCACACCAACCGGTCGATAAAAGGAGCAGATCATGCCAGTTGTACCAACCACCACCGGGCGTCAGGTAGAAAGCCGCGGCGTTCAGACAGGCGGATTCACTGCATTCAACATGCCGCAGACAGGTGAAGTTATCGCCGACGCTACCAGCCAGTACGCTGGCGCATTTGCGGAAGCCAAACAGCGTGCAAACGTGGCACTTACCCAGGAAGCCTCACTGCAACTAAATGCCGTCGGCAATGACCTGCTGAATAACCCTGATTCCGGCTTCACGAATCTCCAGGGTAAAAACGCGATCGGAAAAGGTAAGGAGTACGTGCAGCAATTTGATTCACAGATACAGAGTATTGCCGCAAACCTGCCTGATGAGCAGTCGCGTAATGCATTCCTCCAGCAGGCGCAGCAGCAGCGGATCCAGTTTGAAACAACCGCAGGACGCCATGAGGTTGGTCAGGTTCGTCAGTACGAGGCCGGGATGCAGGAAGGTACACTGCGCGCGCTGGCGCAGCAGGCGCTATCGCCTGGCATGTTCGCACCGGCGCTGATGAATGCACGTGATTCCATCATTGCCTACGGGAAAGCCCACGGGCAGAGCGATGAAGAAATTGAGTCGAATTTCGTGCAGTGGCGGGAGCAGGCAGCCAACCGCGCCAGCGAAGCATGGTACACGCCGACCTATCAGCAGATGATGGGGCCGGAAGGCAAGATCGAAGTTACGGACACGCCAAGTGAATCTCAGCTCTTTTCAGCCATGATCTGGCAGGAGTCTGGCGGCAACCAGTACGGCAAAGACGGTACGCCGCTGGTATCGCCTAAGGGTGCCGTGGGCGTGGCGCAGGTGATGGAAGATACCGGGCCGGAAGCCGCCAGGCTGGCTGGTGTTCCGTGGGACCGCGATAAGTGGCTGAATGACCCGCGCTATAACGCGAAACTGGGCCAGGCATACTTCAGCGCGCAGATGAAGAAATACGACAATAACCCGGTGCTGGCGGTGGCGGCGTATAACGCCGGGCCGGGCGCGGTCGATGGATGGATCAAACAATTGGGCGACCCGCGCACCGGCGCTGTCAGCAATGAGCAGTTTGCCGCGGCGATCCCCTACGATGAAACCCGAAACTATGTGGCGAAAGTCACCGGCAGCGCGCCAGCGATCCCCGGTACGGCCACAATGGAAAACCTCATCAGTCAGCCTTTCTGGAACGCGATGAGTCCGCAGAACAAATCAGCGATGATGAGCAAGGTCGCAGGCATGTACGACATGCAGGCCGCCGCGGGGCGCGTATCATTGCAGAGCCGCATGCAGGATGACATGGCGAAGCTGGAGGCAGGCCAGCCGGTAAATCCGATCTCAGAGCGGGAATGGCTGGCGGTGATGCCGTTGCAGGCCAGCCCGGCGGAACGCATTCAGATGCGCGAGTCCTTCCAGCAGTACCAGCAGGCGATGACGCTGCAACCGGTTTATCAAACCATCGTGCAGGGTTCCGCTCAGCAGGGTATCGCAGCTGTCCAGTCGATGGCGCCACAGGAAGATGATCCGGACTTCAAATTTAAGCAGAGCCTGTATGCGACTGCACAGGCCAAGCTGAATCAGGTGATGAAGGCGCGTGAGTCTGATCCGGGCACGTGGCTGCAAGCCAACTCACCGGTGGTGAAAAACGCCTTTGAGCAGTACCAGAACAATCAGGCGTCCGGTGAATATCTGGTTTCTCGCCTGCAAGCCGAGAAGGACCGCCTGGGCATCAACAGCAAGAAGGTGCTGCCTGACTCCATGGTCAACAGCCTGATTTCGCAGATCGACAACAATCAGGAATCAAGCGTGACCGCCATTCAGTCGGTGGCACAGTCGTTCGGCAAATACTCCGATCAGGTTATGCAGCAGGTGCAGAAAAGCGCTTATCCAGCGCTTCAGGTCATTATGGCGACCAATAACCCACGCGCAGCCAACGCGCTCTGGCAAAACCGCAGCGTTAAAACCTCTGATCTGCGCGGCAGCTTTGAGAAGACAGACGCCGACAGCGCCGACTCATCCTGGAATGACCAGGCCAAAGACTTTGCAGGGACGATGGTTGTTCAACCTGGTGGGGCCGCTGTTTGGAATAACTTCAACGAGCAGGGTAAACGCCTGACTTACACCTATATGCAGCGCGGTATGTCGCCGGGCGACGCCGCAAAGCAGGCCTATCAGGACGTTCTCGGCGAGCAGTATCAGACCAATGGCACCTGGCGCATGCCTAACAACGCAGGGCATGATATTCGCGATGTTAACGACGGCGCTAACGAGTACCTGAAAAAACTGTCAGCCGATCAGATCATGCCGCTTATCGGCGATGCCCGTCTGCCGGATGAGGTTAACCGCGAGCAGAGCATTTCCCGCATTCGTGATAACGCTCAGTGGGTGACCAACAGCGACGAAACAGGCCTGACACTGATGATGAACGGTCTGCTGATCAACAACGCTCAGGGGCAGCCGATTACCGTGCCGTTTGCTGACCTGGCGAAACTGGGCGCTGGCAACCGCACCACGTGGAACAGCCTCACCAAATTCGTGCAGACGCCGGTTAAATACACACCGGGCCAGTCGAAGAACTACACGGTGGAAAGCCAGCGCGACAACCTGATCAACATTATCCAGAACGGCCAGCAGACGGGACGATAAGATGCCAATTTATACAGATGACCCGGGGCAGGGTATAAACCAGCCGTTGTCGAATGCCCCGGCAGGCTTGGGGGAATCGCTGCTTTCTTCCCTGAAAGAGGGCTTTAAAGAGGGGCCGGTAGTATCCGGCTATCGGTTCTCACAGGCTGAACAACTGGCGAACGATCCAAACTCGACTATTGTCGCCAAATCTGATGCAGATGCTCGCCTGAAAGAGTACGGCGTGAAAAGCATTAACGTGCCGGAAAGTGGCGTCACACAGTCATATCTCGATCATGTGATCAGCGAGCGCCGGGAATCGCTGGCGAAGCAGCAGATCGCCATGTCTGCCCCGTCTGGATGGGTAGCCACTCCGCTTAACTTTGCCGCTAACCTTGCTGGCTCCATGGCAGATCCGGGCAACGTGGCGCTGGCGCTGGTCCCGTTCGGTGGAGAGGCGAAGGCGGCGACAATGCTCGGGCGTTTCGGCGAGCGTCTGGCTACCGGCGCGCGACTTGGCGCTGGCCAGGCCATTGCCACCGTACCGCTGACGGCACAGGCAGCAGCGGCAGAAGGCGATGATTTCACCTACGGTAATGCGCTGGAGAGCACTTTCTTTAACACCCTGGCTGGTGGGCTTATGCACGCTGGCGGCGGGCTGATCTCTGATGTTGTACGCTCCCGCAGGGCTGGCACAACTGAAAATCCTGCGACCTCGCCAGACGTTCAGCCCGTCGCTGACGCTCAGCCAACGCCGGTAGTCACGCCTGACAACATCCCGGTGGGCGTCAATATTCCTGAGGCCGGTACTAACGCCGATCTGTCAGCGGCAATCGCGCGGGATGCGGAGGCCTACGCCTACAGCCGAGCCTATGATGATTTCGTGCCGGAATATCTGTCCCGGCAGCAGGAGCTACAGGCCGGGCGCGTCGACAAAGTTGCTGATCTGCGTACTGAAATGGCGGCCAACAACCGGCAAAGTGAAGCGCTTGACGCTACGCTGGCGCAGCGCACCACGGAGTATCAGGCGCAGCGCATGAACTTTAAAGCGGCGCGTGCCAGGGCACAGCGTGATATTCAGGGAGAGAAAGACACCATCGCCGCGCGTAATCAGGAAATTAACCAGACGCTTGAGCGCAACGCCGCCGCAGAACAGGCGCGCGGCAGAGAGTCGCAACTGTCACGAAAAGAGATCCCGGAAGACCTGGCCCCCTTAATCGACCAGCGCGCACAGCAGATCCGCGAAAGTATGCAGATGTCACCGGTCGCTGGCGCCGTGCGTACAGCGTCGGCAGCGGTGCGGGAGGCAGACTGGAGCGTAAACCAGCAGGCATACCGCGGCGCACTGGCGCACATGATGGAAGGCCGCTCGCCGGACATTGAGCCATTTTATGATCTGCACAAACCAGCGCTACGTGAGCGTGCTATTCAGCGTATCCAGAATCCTGTGCGACAGGCCGATGAAGGTTCCCGCGCCGTCAGTGAAAGTGCCGATCGTGTGTGGCAGGATACGCAGAAGGCTGACCACGAAATGACAGCGGCCACTGCCGATCTGGAAAATGAATTCAATATCAGTGACGCGCTGCTGAATGACATTGCCACAGATAACCCTGATCTGGCTGCGTCGATGCGCGAGAACATTGCTGCTATCCGTGCAGAGGCAAGCGACGACTCTATCGGCAAAGCGTATCGCGCTTTCGCCGCCTGTATGATTAACCGGGGGCTGTAATGGCTAACGAATTTCTGACGCAATGCGAAATGACCGTCAATACGGCTGCCGGGCGCAAGCTGTCTGAGGACGAAATGGAATCGCTGGTGCGTGACATGAACGACACCACCAACCGGATCCTGGCTGGCAATGAAGCCCTGACACTGGAAGAAGCGGCGATGCGCGCCGCGCAGGAGCTTGGCAACCGCGAGCAACTGGCGAAAGTAATCGAGGCACGCAATAAATCTATCAACACGCGCATTGCTGCTCAACGCTTGGGCGAACTTCGCCGGACGTGGAAAGACCGGCCTGACATTGGTCTGGAAGCAATTCTGGTGGGCCGTAATGACGCGCGAACAGGCTCCCGCCGTTCGGTATCGTCTGAGGTTGCCCAGCTGCGCGGGAAGTATCACGCCGGTATCAACTACGATTTCGACCAGGCCGGTCTGGTTAAATTTATTGCCAGCGGCAGCAACGACCGGGAGATCGCTGACGCCATGTGGCGTATCGGTCGCGGACAGAAAACGGACGGCATGACGCCGCAATCTGTCAGCGCTGCGAAGATCATCATGAAGTGGCAGGAAACAGCGCGCGTTGACGAAAACCGCGCTGGCGCATGGATCGGCAAGATGCCCGGCTATATCGTCCGGCAGTCGCATGACATCCTTAAAATACGCGCCGCCGGGTATGAGTCCTGGCGCAATGCCATTCTTCCGCGTCTGGATGATGTCACCTTTGACGGGATCACCGACCGCGAAGGGTTCCTGCGTGGTGTTTATGACGGCCTGGCCTCCGGTGTGCACCTGACATCTGAGAAGCCTGACTGGATGAATGGCTTCAAGGGATCGGCGAACGCGGCGAAGCGCGCCAGCCAGGAGCGCGTGCTGCACTTCAAAGACGGTGTGAACTGGCACGAATACAATGAGCAATTCGGGACCGGAAGCCTGCGAGAGGCAGTATTCGGTGGCCTGAACAGCGCGGCGCGCACGACGGGCATGATGCGCGTGCTGGGCACCAACCCACAGAACATGTTCAAGTACCTGACAGACACCATCGCAAAAGACGTGAGCAAGCAGAGCAACCCGGCGGCGCTGGCAGACTTCATGACCAAAGTGCGCCGACTGAATCGCACGGTGATGCCTCAGGTTGATGGATCGCTCAACATCCCAGGAAGTGTTGGCTGGGCCAATGCCTCCGCCAACGTGCGCGGCTGGCTGCGAATGAGTCAGCTTGGCGGCGCGGTTATTTCGTCTTTTAACGACGTGCCGATCTCGGCGACAGAAATGCGGTATCAGGGCCAGAACTTTATGCAGGCCTTGACAGGCGCTATGAAGGGTCGCTTCTCCCGCTATACCAGTGATGAGCAGAAGGAGATCCTGTCATCCATCGGCGTTTACTCAGATACGATGACACAGGAGATCATCCGGCGCATGTCTGGTGACGACAGCATGAGCGGGAAGATGGGCCGCGCGCAGCAGCTTTTCTTCAAATACAACCTCATGAACTTCTGGACAGAATCCGGGCGTAACAGCAACGCCATGATGATCACCAACTGGCTGGCGAAGAACGCCGATCAGCAGTTCTCTGCACTTCCGGAGGACCTGCGGCGCGTGCTGGACCTGCACGGTATTGGTGACGCCGAGTGGAACATTTACCGCAGCATGGATATGGCAGACAGCGAAGGCCGTAAATTCATGACGACCAGCGGCATCCGTGCAGTGCCGGATGAGGTGATCGGCGACTATGTAACGTCGAAAGGCCTGAAGGTCACCGAGCGCTCTATTGCCGACGCAAGAGAGACGCTGGAGAGCCAGCTGCGCGGGTACATTCTGGACAGACTGAACATCGCCATGTCAGAGCCTGGCGACCGGACACAGGCCTTTATGAAGATGGGCACCGTGCCGGGAACCGTGGCAGGGGAGGCTGTGCGCTTCGCAGGGCAGTATAAATCTTTCACCGCCAGCTTTATGCAGAACGTGCTGGGCCGCGAGGTGTTCGGACGCGGCTACACTCCCGCCGGGCTGGGTGAGTCGAAAACCGTATCACTGACCAATGCGCTGATGAACAATGGCAAAGGTGCTTTCCTCGGTGCTGCAAATCTTTTCGTATGGGCAACGATGTTCGGCTATATCTCCATGCAGTCGAAGCTCATGCTGAAAGGCCAGACGCCACGCCCGGCGGATGCAAAAACATTTCTGGCTGCTGCGGCGCAGGGTGGCGGCCTGGGTATCCTGGGCGACTTCATGTTCGGCGAAGTTAGCCGCATGGGAGCCGGCCCGGTTACGTCACTGATGGGGCCAGCAGCATCGAACGCTGACAGCATTATCACTTTGCTCCAACAGACCACTCGCGGCGACGCTGACCTTGGCGACTGGTATCGCACCGCGCTGGATAATACGCCATTCCTTAACGTGTTCTGGCTGCGCACGGCGATGAATGGACTAATCCTTAACCGCATTCAGGACGCTCTTGACCCCGGCTCACTGGAGCGCTACCAGCGCCGCGTGGAGCGTGAGCAGGGCAACGAGTTCCTGATTAAACCGTCTGACTTTATGCTTGGGAAATAACCTGATGGAAAACGTAAAATTCACACTCGTCTATTTGTTTATGGTGTGCTTCTTCCTGGTCCCCGGTACATGGGTTCTTTTCTTTGATAAAACGAGGCTGACCAGCACTGATTTTGTATTGGTGCTTACTTTCTTCCTGGCGGGTGTAGGGCTGTTGTTGATGGGTATTCAGAAGGTATACAGGCTTATTAAGGTCGCTCTCCATTCGTGACATGTCACAAAGGCCGCACTTGCGGCCTTTGTGGTGTGTAGTCCAGTGCAGGGTAACTAAGTTACCTGGTGGGTTATTTTATTTCTTATCTGGTTTGCTTTTTTATCTGCTCTGCGCAGTAGTCCAGATGCGAAGACAAATCTGCAAATGACATTTGTGAACTGGTCACGTAATTGATCAGCGCCACCAGTTCGGCAGATGCGCCGCTGACGTCATAACCATCTTTTTCCAGCTCCCTCAGTAACTCCATCAGGTGCGATTCTTCAATCAGGGATCTGACGCCTCCCGGCGTATGTATTCGTTCAGAAAATCCGGCTTCGAGCGGGTGATGATACTGGCGTTGCATTGCGCATCCTCCGTGCAAAATACTGTATGGATATACATATATCAGATGGCAGGGATTTCCTCCAGAAATATTTAGTTACCCAAGCGGTAATATTTTACACGTAACTATTACCTTTAATTCATAAGTGGGTTATCGGGTTATAGAATGACCAGTTAAGGCTGGCGCGCAGTGCGCTGCTATTACTTGGAGAAAGGCGATGACGGTATCGACCGAAGTTGACCACAATGATTACACAGGGAACGGCGTCACGACCGCCTTTCCGTATACCTTCCGCATCTTTAAGAAAACAGATCTCGTTGTCTCGGTGCTTAACACTGAAGAAGTTCTCACGGTGCTTACCCTTGATACCAATTACACCGTAACAAATGCTGGTGGTTACAACGGTGGTAGCGTGGTTCTGTCTAGCCCGCTACAGAGCGGGTGGAAGATCTCTATTGCCCGCGCTTTGCCGGTCACGCAGGAAACGGACTTACGCAACCAGGGCAAGTTTTTTGCAGATGTACATGAGGACGCATTCGATAAGTTGACGATGTTGATCCAGCAAGTCAGAAGCTGGTTCAGCCTGGCGCTTCGCAAACCGTCCTCTATCGCAAACTGGTACGATGCGCTGGGCAACTATATTCGTAATGTTCACGACCCGCGCGATCCGCAGGATGCAGCCACAAAGGGTTATGTCGATACGCTATCAACCAACAACCAGTCCCGGACTTTACGAACCCCTGAACCTATCCCCGCACTTCCCGCAGCAGAAGCACGCAAAAATAAAATTGTCGGTATGGATAACAATGGCAATCCGATAATGCTGCTACCTCCATCAGGATCAGCTACCGACGTTTTAATCGAGCTTGCAAAGCCAACCGGCGCAGGATTGATCGTGACCACTGATGGCAATAACGTTCAGACGTATGTAAGCGCACAAAAAAAACGAGCAATTTTCATTACCGATCCGCCTTATAATTGCGTGGGTGACTGGAATGGAACAACCGGAACAGATAACTGGGCTGGCATTCAGCAGGCGCTGGATGACCTTCCGTCAGGTGGCACTCTCTTTATCCCTAACGTTCAGAGCGGGGCGTTTGCAATAAGCAAAGCGCTCAGGATCACGAAAGCAGTAACAATTCATGGCGGTGGCAGAGGTATCTTCAGGCAGGATGCATCGCAAATACAACGTGGCATTGTACAGATTACATCTACCGAGAACGTGTTTACTCTGGTGGCCAGCCAGGGGCAGTGGATGTTCGGGCAGTACGGGATACTGGACGTGCACTTCAGAGACATTCAAATTGGCGGCCGTTCATGGGCATCATTGTGTGCCCGCGCGATCGGCGTTGATGCTACTGTAAATGGCGGCGATTTTCATATCCGTGAATGCACATTCTCTGGTGTCATGTTCAAGTATTGCCGCGTTCCTGTTGAATTCGTTGGGATCGCGTATCTGAACTCATTTCATCAGTGCGCCTTTGCGTGTAGTGACAACGGATTTTCGATTAACAAGGGGGCGGCAAGTGATGTCGGCGGGCAAACCCGTTTTACGCTCTGTACGTTTGATGCGATCAAATCAAACTGCGTATCACTCAACCTGGACTCCACAGGCGCTGGGGGTGATTTCTATTTTGCTGGTTGCACCTTCGCAGATGCCCATGGCGGCATAGATGTTAATGAGGAAGCCAGCGTTGTGGTGTATGGCTGTCACTTTGAAAACCTGAAAAAGGGACCTGAATCAACGTCAGGATTTGGGTTGCGCTTCCATATTACTAGCCCTGATAATCCTTCATCACAGGCTATAAAGTCGGTGGTGGATAATATTTTCTTCGATAACGACCGCAGTATTATCATCGATAAATCAACGAGTGCATTTTCTTCCGGTGGGTTTAACTGGCCCATGCGTGTTGACGGAAACGTGTTCCTTGATGCTGTCGCGCTCGAAATCACACAGCCTGCCGGGCATGCTGGGATTGACTCACAGCTATTTGTATGGGGTGCGAGCAATACCGGTCTTGATAGTGGCAAAATGCTCGACAGTCAAATCAGCCCGAATTTTTATGGGTATGATCAACGCCGTCAGCGCATCACCCGCAGGTATAACTTTGGGACAGGTTTGAAAAATAAAGACGTTTTACCGACTGGCATGGTGGTTACTAAGGCCAGAATGTATCTGACTTCAAATGCTACTTCATTCACGCAGTTGCAGTTCGGTGATTCACAAAATAACACCCGGTACATGTCTGTGAACGCGCAATCTCAGGCATTGAACACCTGGGTAAACTGGTCTGAAACCTTGCCTCAAACGGTCATTAATCCGCTGTCGAAATTTTTTGAAGTGTTTGGCACGGCGGGTTTCAATGGCGCTCAGGGTATTTTCGAGATCGAAGGTTACATTCCATAAAAGAGAAGCCGCCCTATGGCGGCTTTTTTATCAACCCTGCTGGCTTAACACTCTACCAGATCCTGAGAAATGACGTGAAATTATGTATCTCGACAACCGTATAAATGGTCTTTCTACGACGTTGTAGAAAATATATGCAGTTGTTATCGTAATGATGAACAACAGTATAAGTCTGGACATTCCCACCCACTGATTATAGATAGGTATGTTTGCGCCGAACTTATCTAAATACATGGTGATGGCAATATGCGTCAGATAAAGCGAGTAAGAAATATCACCGAAAAATGAGAGTACTTTTATTTCTTTTATTTCATTTTTCATTTCATACGCTACAAGCGTTGCTATCAACAGGATGGCCCACATCCCATAGTTGAATGGTCCGTGAGCTGCTTTGTATTGAGCAAAGTAAAAGCAGAATACAAGAGAAGAAGAAATTACAGCAAGCACATTTATTTTTGGGATTGATGATATTACATTCCTTAATTCGTAAACCATCATGCCAAATATAAATTCAATTAGCATAGGGGATGATGCAAATCGCAAGTATGCGGCTAAGGCATCAGGTAGGCCTGCCTGTAGCGGGATAGCATTGTCACCTTCCATGCTGATATTTCCATTAAAGTAGAGCTGAAGACTAAACACAGAAGCAGCAAGTATCGCTGATGCAATCCACGATCTGTATTTGTGACTAATGCTCATCGCAACGAGGAATATTAGATAAAAGTAAATTTCATAGGTCAGAGTCCATGCCTGGCCTATCATATTCCCACCAAAGAATGGGGCCTGCTGGCTGTAATCAGCCTGTATCAGTAGCGCCGATCTCCAGAAGGAAAAATTATCTTCGTGTGAAATAAATAAATAGAATATAGCGAGAGTAATGATAAACAACGGGTAAATCCTGAAGAATCTTTTAACAACATATTTAGTTAACATGTTGTCTTCAATTTTTGCAGTGGAAAGTGCAATAATAAAACCGCTAATCATGAAGAATAGATCTACCCCAAAGGAGCCACTTATGAACATTAAATCACCGAAATTCTTTATCGGATAAATATCATTAAGGTTACCTCTGAAGTGGAAGCCAACAACCAAAATAGCTGCTATGCCCCTAAGGTATTGAATGGAACGCACTTGCTGCATAATTCTACCTAAGTAAGTTAATAATTTTCGTGTTTCGAATTGTAATCTACATGAAAGCTGGTGTCAGTAATGGATGGTATAGACTGACATGTGTAGTTCTTTTTCTCCGTTTCGCTTGATCTCTCTACTTGATAAAACTACTGTATGTATAAACAATGTGCATTTTAGGGAGTGAAGTCATGCCGCGCTACGACGACAAAGTTACCGCCTTCAACAGGTCCATAGCCCGCGAGCCTTCAGGCAGGAAGATCGTCCGGACAAGCGCCTTTGTGCGCAACCTCACCGCGCTTAACCACGACCTGTCACTTGATGAGGCCAACCGCTGGATCAGGCTTAACGCGCGCACGTTCCGCGACGCATCGACGGAAGAAGGCGAGGATAAGCTCTGGTTCCAGTTCAATCCGAACGGGGGGCTTTAGCGTGGGATTCCCTTCACCGGCTGCTGACTGCGTGCAGGCTACCGTAACAGCCGACACTATTTGCGGCCTGACCTCTAACTGCCTGGTGATCCAGACCGATTCCGGCCTCGCAGTAATTGACCGTGGTCTGCCTGCACGTCAGGGCGACGTGCTACTCGCCATCCTTGATGGGCGAAGCTACTTCGGGAAGATCCTCGGGCAGGCATTCATCACACACGACGGCGATGCGATAGAAGGTGAGTGTCTGGACGAGCTTCAGGTGATAGGCGTCGTTACCCATTTTGTTACCGACATGCGCGGCGGCCTGGATGATGACTGCCCTGTGATTTGAAATTAATACCTGTGCGGTAACTTCCGTCGGAGGAATCTTAGGTAAAGTTATCCACAAATGGTTTATTGTGTATCATGTAACCACCAACAAAGGGGGTTCTGATGAACAGTAAACGGTGGTTATCATGTCAGCCACGCTAACGGCAGGGTCAATCAATCAGGGGCTTACGTACAGCGCCTTTGCTGCCGTTGTCGTTGGCGTGCCTCCGGAGGTGGCCTTAGGCTCACTCGCGGGGGCGGTAATTTTTGTTACCTCAGCAGTAGAGTATCCAATCAAGCGCAGGCTTTTGCTGTCACTTCTCAGTTTCATCTGCGGTCTTCTCTTTTATAAGCCTGCCGCATCAATCCTGATCGGCGTTGCCAGCCTTATTCCGACAATCACCGCCAGCTCATTCGAAACCGGGATCGTGTACTCATCCGGCGCTTTCGTCTCGTCAATAGTCGCTGTGCGTATCGGCATATGGCTTTACCGCCGTTCTGATAATCCGGGGAACATGATCCCCAGGGGCAGAGACGATGACCAACCATGAACTTTTATTGCTTCTCAACTCCATCATCTGCGGACTTATCGCGTGCAGGGTTCTCCTGTTCAGGCGCGAAGGCTCGCGTCACCGGTGGTGGGGCGGCTGGCTGGCGTACCTGCTGATCGTGGTCACGGCCAGCGTACCTATCCGAACGTTTTACGGCGATTACGGCTCGGTGGACTGGTCGGACATAATCATTCACGGCGTATTCCTGGCGGCGATCCTGAAGACGCGCGGGAATGTTGTGCAGATTTTTAAAATATCGAGGTCATCATGAGGATTTCAGACAACGGCCTGGCCGTGATAAAGAATTTCGAGAGCTGCAAACTTGAAGCGTACCCTGATCCCGGTACCGGCGGCGCACCGTGGACTATTGGATGGGGCCACACCGGGCGGGAAGTTAAGCCGGGCCTGAAATGGACTCAGCAGCAGGCGGATGAAACGTTGCTTGCTGACCTGGGGCGCTTTGAAGAAGGTGTGTCTTCTCTGGTTTCTGTTGAGCTTAAACAGGGCCAGTTCGACGCGCTGGTGAGCTTCGCTTATAACGTCGGCCTGACCGCTCTGAAAAATAGCACGCTCCTGGAGATGGTGAACAATAAGCGATTTGACCAGGCGCTGGCGCAGTTCGCGCGCTGGAATAAATCTGGCGGCCGCGTCATGAAGGGGCTGATTCGCCGCCGGGCAGCAGAGAGCTGGCTATGGCGTGATGCCTCAGGTAAAGAGGCAATCCGCAAAGGCGTGGCGGCAGCATGATCACCTTCATCAGGGCATGGTGGAAACCGCTGGCGGTAATTCTGGTTATCGCGGCTTTTTCTCTGGCCTGCCGCGTTGCCTGGGTAAGCCACGGTAACGCCCGGTATGACGCTGGGTACGCGAAGGCGCAGGCAGAGCAGGCGGCGGCCGAACAGGCGGCGCTGAAATCCAGAGAGCAGGAGAAGGCCATAAATGAAAGAGAAGCACAGCAGAGGATTGATCAGGCGCGTAACGATGCTCTTGATGCCGCTGATCGCGCTGGCCGGTTGCAGCAGCAAATCATTGCCATCCGAAGGCAGCTCGGGCAGTATAACGACGCTATCGGCGCTGGGCCGTCAGCCGCCGACACCGGCATTCTGCTTACCGACGTGCTCGGCAAATCTCTCGAACGAAACAGGCAACTGGCAGAATACGCTGACCGGGCAGCCGAAGCAGGAAGGGTCTGTGAAAGGCAATACGACTCACTGATGAAGCAGGGCACTATTTCCCGGTGACGGTATCGCTGACGGTACTGGTATTGCGAAGCGTATTTTGTTATTTAAATATCAATGGCTTATATCTCTCATTGATAATCGAGTGGGAATGATTTCGCGTCTGGCAACAGCCTGCACGTAAAAGCAGTAAGATACCTCTAAGCCCGCGTAAAAGCGGGCTTTTTTGTTTTTGTGTCTGGCACTTTCTGGCAGCTGTTAGCAACGGGAAGCACGGTTTTTTCAATGGAATTTTTGATGGTACTCTCTAGTTTCGAATTCAGGTTTGAAAAAGTACCATGTGATAAATTTCGGTTGAGTTATGGTATTTGTTTTTTATAACTCAATTAAAAACAGAGAGTTAAAAAACTTTTCTGAATTTTTTACAACATGGTATTTTTTGATAAAGGAAAACAATAAACCATGTTGACTGACACCAGGCTGCGTCACCTTAAGCCGAAGGAGAAACTCTATAAAGTTAATGACCGTGATGGTCTGTATGTTGCGGTCACTCCGGCTGGAACTATTTCATTTCGTTATAACTATTCAATAAACGGAAGACAGGAGACCGTTACTTTTGGCCGCTATGGTGTTGGAGGGATCACGCTTGCAGAAGCGCGTGAACGGCTCAATGAAGCCAAAAAAATGGTTGCCAGTGGAAGATCGCCTGCGAGGGAAAAAGCCAGAGATAAAGCGCGTATCAAAGATGCGGAGACTTTTGGTGCGTGGGCTGAGAAATGGTTACGCGGTTATCAAATGGCTGAATCGACGCGTGATATGCGGCGTTCGGTATATCAAAGGGAGTTGAAGTCAAAATTTGCCCAGCAGAAACTTAGTGAGATTACACATGAAGACTTACGCGCATTAACCGATAACATTGTCGAGAGAGGGGCACCGGCGACAGCTGTACACGCCAGAGAGATTGTATTGCAAGTCTATCGCTGGGCTATTGAGCGCGGTCAGAAGGTGGAGAATCCAGCTGATCTGGTACGGCCTGCAAGCATAGCGAAATTTGAGCCTCGAGACAGGGCATTGACGCCAATTGAAATTGGTCTGATGTATCGGTACATGGAACGGGTAGGAACGACGCCATCAATCAGAGCAGCGGTTAAACTTTTGCTGTTAACGATGGTACGTAAAAGTGAGCTTACTAACGCAACCTGGAACGAGATCAATTTTAGTGAGGCATTATGGACGATACCAAAGGAGAGGATGAAACGACGTAATCCACATTTGGTTTTTCTTTCCAGACAGGCAATGGATATTATGATTGCTCTCAAAACCTTTGCCGGTAGCTCTGATTTTATCCTTCCTTCGCGGTACGATTCCGATGCGCCAATGAGTAGCGCTACTTTAAACCGGGTTTTGACACTGACGTATCGCCTGGCTCAGAAAGAAGGGGAGTTGTTGCCTAAGTTTGGTCCCCATGACTTACGGCGTACAGCCAGCACCTTGCTACATGAGGCCGGCTACAATACTGACTGGATTGAGAAGAGCCTTGCCCATGAACAAAAAGGGGTACGAGCTGTTTATAACAAGGCTGAATATCGTGAGCAGAGGGCTGAGATGCTACAAGATTGGGCGAATATGATTGATGAATGGACTGTTAAGTAGTTAAGAATCAGTAAGTTAAGTGGATGTGCTTCTTTTATCTACGCTAGGAGAGCAATTTTAGCCGCTAAAATTTACTGAATCTTTACTGGTTTTATCTGGATTGCATAAAAAGGAAAAATAAGAGTGCCTGAGTTGTCTGTAATTATACAATGGATGAATCAATACCCTAAGACCGGCTGGCTATTGCTGTGTATCTATATTGCACTCGGTGTAGTTCGTCACAGAGTAATTAATGCTGAATCTGGAAGTGTATTTCGTGGACTACTCAATCTTAGGAAGCGCCGGCTAGAGCAAATGCTGACACAGCCATATTTGAATAAAAATGCGGTCCGTCTGGCAAAGCGTGAGCTTCGTCAGCGCAGCCTTTATCGGCTCACAGGCTTGTATAATTATCGGCTGCAGGATTTGGCTGTAATGAATCGCCACAGATAATCTAGACACTTCCGAGCCGTTGATAATACTGGTTTTCATATTCTGTCGGT